ACTTTAGCACCACTGCGCCACTGATAGCAAGACCAATATCGGGCTTTCCATTTTGGGCCGGGACTTGCACAATTATGCCTGTCACGGAACGCTTTGCGCCTCTTAGGGTCGTCACGCTTAATTTCCATGTTAGGGTCGCCAAAGCGAACTATGACTACTTTGCCGGATTCGTTTTTTGTATATACTGCAAACTTTTTGCTTTCGCCCGGTGTGCGGAATGGTTTGTTTAGTGTAACTTTGCGACCTTGATATTCAGCCGCCGTTACATCTTCTGCGCCCCAATCTTCGTATTCTTCTGAGGCGGTCTTATCTTTGTCATCAAAATAAGAACTGCATACTGCGGCTCTTTGTTGAGGATTACCAAACTCGTCATTCATTTTATCATCGGCCATACAACGGCTCATAAAATCATCACGGCTTTCGCTGGGATTAGGGGTTGGCATAACTACCTGTGTTAACGGTCTGACTTAATATCATTTCTCCATATTTGCTGGCCTTCTAAAACTATACTTTCGTATAACCAGTTGGGCATCAAATCTTGAATATCTTCTGCGGTGTTGACTTTAGTGTAGCCTAATTTTGTTACAACCTTAACTAAGTTTTGCATTTGTGTATCTTCAATTGGATTGATGACTGTTACTTTGCTTATGTTCTGCATATGTGGCGCATTGTTTCTATACTCTAATAGTAAAGTATGTAGTCCTTTGCCTCGCCAACCCCTACGAACATAAGTGTTGCCTACAAACGCATAATCACTACTCATTCGTAGGGATGATGTGTATGCTATGGGTAGTTTATCTTCATACAAAACCCAATAACAGGCTTTGTCATAGATACCCGGATAACCTTTGTCACTGGCTCTTGGTAACTTCGAGCCCCAAGCATTCTCTAAACCTTCGTGTGTTAAGATATAATCAAAGTGCAGATTCACTTTATCACTTCTTTTTCTGAACAGGTTTTAGAGTAGCGACATTCAAATCGCTTCTTAGTTTATCCATTTCCTGTGAATGCTCTTGAGCCATTTGTGCAAGAAGGTGCTTGTGCTTTTGCTCTAACTTCTCTAATTCAATTACATGCTCTTTGTGCGCTCCGTCACGCTCTCGGTCATGCTTTAATTCAATAGGGATATTGTCAACTTCTTGTGTTTGTTCAGACTCCCACATACGCAACACAGTTTGTAACGCAGGTGCCGCAGTACCGCCAATAATAGCGATAAGTGCAATAAATCCATCAAGATTCATCAACACAACATCGGGTTTCCATATACCCATAGCAACCACTGAACCACAGGCCATAAGCCATAGATAGATTGCTGGTATAACTGTGCGCTTTACCATACGGTCGTTAAACGACTGATTCTTTTTATTCTTCATTTGTTTCACCATCCAAGTTTTCGGGCTTATTCTCGTTTTGCCGAGGCATCTCTCCCATACCGGTCTTAGTCGGAGCCTTGTATCTTTGTTTGCCTAACTCGGGCGACTCTCTCGGTAGGTCTAATTCCATACGGGCTTCGTTTAAGGTAGTAATACCTGCTTCATAAGCCAACACGGTTCTTCGAGTTGTTTCAAACGGCGATTCTTCATCCATAGGGTCAAACTCCAATTTTGGTATATCTCCTTTTCGATGAGGAATGCCAAGCAACTCTAAGTGCTTAGAGAATAAGCGTTGAATAGACTGTCCTAAAATTGTTTGTAATCTGCGGATAGATTGCACCGACCACTGAGAAGCGTTAAATGTAGCCGCAAAAGTTGAGCCACGCTCTTGACCCATAGAAACTCTTGGGACATGAAGCACTGCTGAAATGTCTGCATTAACATTGTCAAGGAATGTTGAATTATCCGGCACTGTATTTTTCAAATCCACAAACTCCATATTAACATAATGCGGTAGGATAGGCACTTGGTCTGAGCGTAGTCCATCAAGAAGTGAGCCCACGCTATCCATAATATTTTCAAGGCGTTCTGCGGCTTCATCGGGGTCTTGGATATTTTCAATAGCCTCGGGGCCAATAGTGATGTATTGCTTTGTCAGACTATCTTCGAGTGCAATACGATTATTCATACTGTTATACTTAGCACGAATCGCTTGCTTTAGTGCGGAGAAGCGGGATGCACCCCATACACCGTATGTCCAGCGACCCATTCTATCCATATACCAGTGAGAGCGATAGTCAATCTTAATGTGCATGATTTCCTTCACAGAATACTTCGCTTTGTTTGGTGCGTTTTCCTTATACAAGTAAAACTTAGGTTCATAGATAGCGTATTCTTTTGTAGCCGAGAATGGTATCTTTCTATCATCAACAATAGTGACTTGACTAACAGGTAGTGATTGTATTGCAGTTATACCAACCCCCGATTTACCTACCAATTTGTTAATATCATTTCCATAAACCATCAAATTACGCATGGCATTTATCAGGAAATCGTCGAAATCAAGAACATCTTCTGTCAAATCTTTGATTGCGGTTCTAATTTGTGCGTTGCGCCCACCAACTAATCGGTATTTGTTTGCAGTTAGGCTGATAGTCCTAACTGCTCCGTTTAATTCGGGGTCAAAGTTAAGCATGTCATCGTATAAATCAAACTCATTTGTGTTGTTAAATGTAGTTTGGGTCATATCTTCAGTATCTTTTACGATATTGCTAATACCAGCAGACATAATTTCAAATGGAGTTTTCATTCCTTTACCTGTTGTTACCTTAATTGGTACCGGTTCTGCCGCCACGACAGAAGTTTTTTTGAAAGGGTTCCACCATGCCATGCAATTACCTACTTATCGTGCGTTATTTCAAGGTTCAGTGTCCCAAATAGACTTTTTTCGCTTTTTGCGTTTATACACCCACACCGCAACCCCGAGCCAAAACAGGACTTCTAAAATTATGAGACCGATTCCTATGTCAAATATCTCATCCATTCAATCACAACCTAACATATTTGCTTGATGATGGTCTGCGTTTATTAGTTTTTGGGTTCTTTTTATTCTTAGACCAGCCACCCATGCTGGTTGTTTTGGAAATCATAGGCATTTGGTCGTTTTGTTTTGGTTTGAATTGGTCTATTGCGTGTGCCAAAGCCATAACAGTATCGTTATGTTTGCCGACATCAACAATCTCGCCGTTTTTCCAAACATGCGCCTCTAACTCATCGAGAATAATGTTGACTTTTTTCCGAGTAGCGTCATCCCCATAGGGGAATACTACTAACTTGCGCTCAAACCAAACTCGCAAGCGATTCATTAGACCTTGCTTGAGTCCTTTGTTGGATGCTTTGGATGGGCGATAGTCCAAATGTCCCCCCTTTTGCTCTATGACTGTTTGATATAGTCGCTGAAAACCTACATCTTCAGCCGCAACGGGGGCACCATAATGTTTAGCCCACTCAATAATTGTGTCTGCTTGCCTGTCCGGCGGAAAATCATTTTTGCGCCACATATCAACAAAATGAATATACCCCTGTTCATCTTGACGCAAACATATTAAGACGGAGTAATCTTTGCCTATACCATGAGCAGGGTCGAAACCGAGGATGAAACGGGAACCATCGTGGAGTTGACTGTCGAAACCACTAATGGCTCCTATGTCTATGTGTTCTCGGATGAGGTGCCTGTTGAAAACTTGGGAGTCATCATCCACGACCTTGCACAAATACTCCTGTGCGAAAGCGAGGTCATCGTCTATGCTGATTTTTTGTTCCAGCAAAAACTCGGTGGGTCTAAACTCGGGCCACAGTGGCAGTAGTGGGATATTATCGGGGTCGGCTCTATGCTCATCCCAATTAGGAAATGCAGACCAAACGCCGGATTTCCAAACCTGCTTTGCTTTTTCGGATAGCATTTCAGTATGATATAGGTCGGTGTGGGACATTGGTGTGCCTACACAAAATAATGATGTGCCGGGGTCAAGCATAGGAGTTACTACCTTCTTGAACCATTCTGATACTGAGTCCATAGTCATGTCACCCATTTCAGCGAGAACATCATCGAGTGCTACTACCGCAGGGTGTTCTCCACGAATAGCGGAACCCACACCTGTTGCTTGAATCCAAGCACCGTTAGTAAATTGAATCCTTTGTTTGTTAGAACGCTTTTCATCAAGATACTTTCGTAATTCGGGGTGACGGCGCATATCCGTTTTGATTTCCTCAAGACGGTTTGTAGCCTGTCGTATGCTGGCTGAGAATAGCCATACTTCAATAGGTTGCCCGTGTCTTTGCTCGAATAGACACATATGCAGTAGTTTTACTCGAAGAGTAGCCGACTTGCTATGGGAGCGAGGGGCAATAATACAGACACGGTGGACTTGGGCACCTTTGCGGTTGCCGTATAATTCCATCCACTCATCTATGTGGTCTGCCCACTTGTATTCGGGTGAAAGCCATTCATAGAAATGTTTGATGTCATGGCGTGAACGCTCGAAGTTGAAGTTGGGCATTACCATTATCGCACCACCCTCATGTTACCACAATAAACTGTGCGTTTTTGTTTTGGGCACCATTTGGTGCATGAAGTGTAACAAGCGTTTGCTTCACGACCACAGTTGTTACATTTGCGTAACTTTCTATGGAACCTGTGTCCTCCAGCCATACTTATTCCTCATGGACTACTGGTGCGAATAGAGAACCGATGTAGCCCTCCTTTTCGTCAATTAGATATGCGGCCAAACCTGCGGTGCTAGTAGTGTAACCTGCTCTTG